CCAGCGGCTGAGCTGTCAGTGCTGCATTGATAGTCAACTGCAGTGTCGGCGGCTCGATGATGGTCACCGTATGGGCCTCAGATACAACAAAACCGGAACCGGTGGACGCCTGTACCGTGAAGCTGACGCTTCCCTCAGTAGCAAAAGACGCAAGCCTCTCTGCGGAGATCTGAGCCGCTCCGACGCTTCCCTCGCCTCTCAAGACTATAGCCCCATCATCAGTTACAATCTGCCATGCGGTCTGGATTCCGTTTCCGGAGAAAGTCCAGTAAATAGGTAAAGCCATCCCTACTGGAACATACCTGTCACAGGTTGCCGTAATCGCTTCCGGAGTCTCTGAAGTGAAGCAGGTCGCCGTGTTGGAGTATGGTGAATAGGTATCCGGGTCGCCTTCCAGGTATCGTCTCGCGCGAACATAGTACTTCGTACCTTCTTCCAGATTCTTAATGGTGATGGTTGCACTGCTCCGATAAAGCACACCTTCAACCGTGACAGCACCGTCTGACCATGTAAAAAGATATGAATCCGGGTCTACCGTGGACTTCCATGTATCACTCGCGTCTGACCATGTCAGTTCCGTGCCGGTTGCGTCATCTGTGCCGTTCTTATTCCAACCAAGGTGAACAACGACAGACTGCCCATCTGTTCCAGGTGTCGCAGACAGAATGGTGATTTCTTCATCTGCTGCGGTCGGTGCTGGTGTTTCCAATCCCCTCACACGCTGGTAGTTGGAGTAGCGATATAACACGTTCTCGTTGGCGTGGTGTGACTTGACTCTTACCCAGGTATATCTTCCCCGGGCAGGAATAAGATTGGTCACAGCGATGGACATGGCCGTGCAGTTTGCATCGTCAACAATGTCCGTGCTCTCCCATGAAGCATCCCCGGGTATGGCAGATTCCAAAGCATATTCTACATTAGCCAGGTATTCCAGCCGGATTCTATCGACCGGGTGTGACCATGAAGAATTTGTTTTCAGTGGGATTGTACATTTTCCTGTTGATGACCGTGACGAAACCTGCGGTGCGCTGATAGTTACCTGCGCAGGATAGGCCACAACGAAAGAACTTGAAACATGGCTAGAATCTCCGTTGTAACCTCTTGCCCATGCTTCGACCGTGATTTGGATGTACTGTGAGAAATCTAACTGCTGATAGTCGGAAACGTTATAGGAAGCAGTAAAGCTTGTGCTTGTAGATGCTGTGTCAGTAACTACCACTGACTGCCCGGTCCTGGTACGGACAGTAATCTTGTATCGTGTGTCGTACCGTTCCGACAAACCAGTCCCCGCATCCGTGGATATCGTAGTGGAAACAACACCAGTTTCTGTATCAAACGCAAAACCACCGATAGACGGGGCCTTGGGAGCGTAGAAGTTCGCGGTCTGTTTTGTCGGTTTACTTCCTGCTCCCTTGGAATTGTACGGATTGACTTTGATTGTGACATAGGTAAGTTTCGTGCTTGTAAATGGATAAAAAGAACTTCTTGTATAGGTTGTTTTTCCTGCCTTAAAATTGTCAAGATTGACAGTGGAACTGGTAGCGGCCTGGTTCTCTTCCTTGACGAAGTGTTTTGGGTCTGTTCCAGATACGCCCAAGGACCACGTGATATTGAGCCCCTGCGCCCTGTCGCCGTTCTTAGTACTGGTCAGAGCAGATGGAACGGACCATGTTGCTTTCATCTTCCTGCCATCCTGTCTCGCAGGTGCGGTCAGCTTCGATACTGCAGTGTCTGGCTTTTTTGCGATATCCGTGCGGACATATTTCCATTTAGCCGCCTTGGGTTTTCCAGCTGTCGTACACTGATAAACATGTCCTGTGTCTGTGTTGAAATAGGTCTGTCCAACCGTTGCCTTGGTTACTCCGGATCCAGAGAAGACTTTGGCGGTGGTGGACGTTCCTGTAATTTTTCTACCTTTGTATGAATAGTTTGCCATTAGATTGCCCCCGCCATTTTATATCTTCTGAGCTCCCTGGCAACATCACGGAGCATTGTCCTTGCGTCGTCAGATGCGTTATAGTTGAGGTTAATAACCGTATCACCGCCAGAGCCAACTGCGTCCTTGATATCCCGCATCAGATTCTGTCTGCCGTACATAATTTCGTCACCTGCTTCCCCTGCTCCAATGAGAGTAGGTCTGCTGAACATATACGGCTCATCCATAGCTTTCTTGTACCAGCTTACTTTCCAGTGCGGCAGAGAACCCTTGCCTCCGACGCCCCACGGGAAGCTTCCGCCGGATACAGAGAAATGCGGGAGTTTCAGACCACTAAAGATTTTTCCAATCTTAAGTGGAAAGAATCCCTTAATCTTATCAACAACTCTCTGAACTATTCCCTTAGCAGAATCGATTGGCTGTGTGATTTTTTCCTTGATGCTCTTAAAAACACCGGAAACCTTGCCTGCCAATCCGGAAAAGCCCATAAAGGTCTTAATCCTTTTGACCACATTGTTGACTGTCTCTCTTGCGGTCTTAAGCGCATCAGTAATCTTTGTTCGTACAGACCGGAACACTCCGGTGACTTTGGAAACAACATTCTTAAAGGTCAGCGCATCGGCAATCTTTTTACATGCTCCGGTGACAACTGCGCCAGCCTTCTGCACAGGTGGTCCCATTACTTTACCAACCACCTTAAATGCGGCAGTCACCTTTTTAAAGACGGCAATGATTACGTTCAGCGCGACAGACAGGCCCTTGCCAAAAAGGTTAATCAGCAACGTGAGTATCGGCGTGATAAAATTGATTGCCTGTCCGAGCCCTGTTCCAATCGTGGTGATAAGGGACATAAGCACAGGCATCAGTTCCTGGATTTTCCCCTGCAGCATTTTAATGACCGGCGCAACCGCCGACGCAATTGCAGACCCTGCATTTTGCAGTGCGTTGCGGAATGTCTCCGAGCGCTGGTAAGCTATGACAAGCGCCGCTGCCAATGCACCGATACCCGCCACGATTCCAACAATAGGCGCGGAAATAGCACCGAACACAGGAATCAAAGCACCGACGGCCGAAACGATTGCTCCAAGAACGACCAGTAAGGGACCGCCCACTGCAAGGATGCCGGTGATGGCAAGTACTACCTTACCGAGCACAGGACTTCCAGCAAGCATATTCAGCAGTCCTTCTACCTTCGGGAAAATCTTCTCGCTGATAAAGTTCGCCAGCTGTCCCAGTGCGGGAGCAATCGCCCCGCCCAGCTTTTCCTTGAGGTCTCCAAGGACATTGTTCATCTGCTGCATTTTGCCCTCGTTGGTCTCGGCAAAAGCCTTGTTCATGTTTCCAACGTTCTCTGTGATGACCTGGGAAAGCATAGCGGCCTTTTCCTGCTCGGTGCCGTATTTCAGAACTTTTTCCTGGTTCTCATCGAAGGAAATACCAACACGCTTCAAGGCGCCTGTCTGACCCATCATGACCTTGCCCATCAAGTTCGCAATCTGCGTGGCATCCTGCTGGGTGCCGTTCAGACCCTTCTGCTGGACAAGCAAATTGTTCATAGCGGGAAGCAAAGTATTGACCGTGTCAGGCATCTTAGCAAAAGTAGCTAACTGCTGAGCACCGGCAAGAGCAACCTCATCACCGACAACACCCTGCTTCTGCAGAGCGGATGCCAGTTCTATGGTCTTCTTGGCGGCCTGGTCACTGACTCCCATACGGGTCTTATAGATTTCCGTCAGTTTCGTCTCCGCCTGGTTCTGCAGGTTATATGCAGCCATTGAGTTCTTGACACTCGCGATCAGTGGGAGTGACAGGGCAGTGGCGATTCCGCCGGCCTTCAGCATATTGCCGCCCACTGATTTCAGTGTTGAACTAATGTTTGTCGCAATCCCTTTACCGGCAGTGATACCCGCCGCGCCTGCCTCCGGTGCTATCGTCTTCGATATCGAGCCCGTGATTCCCTGCGCCGATGGAACGATTTGTACATATGCAGTTCCTAGATTAGCCATATTATTCTCTCCTCATGATTTGCTCACGAAGCCGGGCAAATTCGTCCACTGTGTACCCCTTGGACGCTTTTTGTTCGTCCGTCTGGACACACAGAGACTCCGTCCGGTTCGGTGAGCCATCCTTGCCGGAAAGACCAAGAATCAGAAGCTCGAGCATGTCGCAGAGCTCCGCAATGAAGTAAGTCCCCAGCGACACCCTGCGCCCGTCCTTCGCTCTCCCTACCCTGGAGTCTTCGCTAAGACCAGCGACAAGCGTCGCAAGCAGAGATACCGGCATAGCACGCCAGTCGTAAATTCGATAGGTCTCTGCCAGGTCGCAAATCAATGCGTCTCTGTTACAGCCCAGGTGATAGGAGAGCTCTAGGACTTTTTTCCTTCTTCGCCCTCGTTCATAATCTCCGTGATTTCTTCCATAAGAGCGTCAGCCGGGACTCTTCCGTCTTCCAGCCGCACATGATCATAAAGTCTCTTCCTGTCTTCAGCAGAAAAAAGCTTTTTCACCACGGTAGACACGGCAAGGATGTTTTCGCCGCTTGCCACTTCCGCAAGGGCATCAATGACCTCCATGTCGTTTATAAGGTCCTCATTAAATTCGTACTCAAATCCTGTCTTGGTCTTTCCTGTCTGCATATGGTTCCTTTCTAGGCTGGGATGGCCTCGATGTACTCATAGTGAGTATTTCCACTGCCATCCGGGAGTGCTGTAACTGTCAGCTGATATCCAACCGACTCATCGTCCTTATATGTGATGTCACCGACTTCGGAAACTTTACCATTCGGGATAACGATTCTCTTGTAAGAACCGTGAAGAATGGTCTCGATAACCCATACCCCTGCCTCTGCTTCTTTGGAGTTTGCAGTGATGGTGGTAACCGAACTGGCAGTTGTAACATTGTCGCTGCCGTAAACTGCTTCCATGACATCTTCCTTGAGCACCTCGATCAGAGTGAACTGGAAGGTGTCAGGCTTTTCTGTCTGGACAGTGAGAACTGTGTCGCCGCCCCATGCCTTGATATCTGTAGCGGACGGTGAATTGGAGTTCACCACTCCATCCTTAGATACATAACCCATAGCGATGTATGCAGCGGCAAGGGCTGTAGTTGCGTTTGTGGGGAGCGTTGTTCCTGCTGGCGCTCTCCATACGCCGCCGGTCACTTTCGGTTTGCCGGCAGCTACATTTGCTGTTGAATTAGCCATTTACTAATCCTCCTCATACCATGTGATGACAAACACCGCCTGATAGCGATATTGCTTCGTGGCGGTGTCTGAGGAGTTATAATCTGTATTGAGACGGATTCCGGCAATGTCGTCCAGTGCTTCCGCATCCCTCATGGCCTGCTTGACAGCCTTATTGATGACCGCCGCACCATAGAGGGACGAACTATATGACTGGATAGCTACTGTTGCCGTCTCAATATGATTTGTTACGCTTGAGCCGGTCTTTTCGATGATGATATATTCGTCTTCTGTCAGTTTTTCCGGTTTCTGCATGTATACAGGAACGGAAAACACTTCCAACAAATAATCCCGTAAAATCTTTTCAATCAAATCGACCACCTCACTTGTTCATGGGGAGCCCTGAAGCCGTCAAAGCTTTCAGGACTGTGTTGTTGCTGAAGTTTTCCTTCCTGGCTTCGTCATCATTCGGGAAGACGGTACATATAGCCGTGTAACTACCCATGCCCATTCTTGTTCCGTATGACTGCCCGCCGGACATGCTGGCACCATTTCCAGCAACCTCATCCCCGGCGGCCTGCAGACATCCCTGCATTGCATCCGACTTCATGAGCTCCCTCAATCCATTGATATCTAACTTAAATTGCACTTTATTCATAGTGCATCACCATTACTTTTTTGTTCCACTGCAGCGGAATCAGATCGTCTATCCCTTCCAGTCCTGCTCCGAAGGTCTTGTACATCTTGCCCCATAAGCCGACTCGCCTGTCTGTCCAGTCATGCGTGTCATTCTTCGGGATTCCAAGAGTATAAATGGCCTTCTTTCCGTACAGGTTGCTGGCGGTCAGAACTTCGGTGTCACTTGCTGGTGCGACCAGAACATTGTCAACTGCGACCGGCGTCTCCGTATACACAGGGTCACCAAAGTCATCATGCCCTGTCAGAGTTTTCTCATACAGCAGGACAGTGATTCCTCTAAGTTTGCCCATATGCATCACCTCGCAAGTCAACCATGCTTATGCGCTGGCGCCGCAGGCCTAACCGTTTCAGATCATTACGCATGATGGCAGCGGCAATCCCGCCGCCAGGCACTGCGTAAGTCCCTGACCAGGTATAACCCAGTGCGCCCTGTGACTCCTGTGACATCGGTTCGCCATCCATGGTCTGACGCATCACACGGATGACGATATCAGTAATGACCAGCTTTACAACGCTCGCATAGGCCCTGCTGGTTTCCACCATTTCGTCCAGGTCCTTGCCGACCTTCGTTGCTTCCACACGCAGAGCGTCAGAAAGCAGAGGTAGAAGAGTTACAATCCTTTCCAGCTCTGCTCTGCTGTAGTCCTTGCCAGTAATGGCGATGACATCATCTACCGTTACGAAGCCGGTCATTTTTTCACCGCCTTCTTCTTTTTAGGCGTCTTTTTAGGGGCAGAATCAGGAAGAGCCGCAAGCTCATGACCTGCGGCCTTGTATTCTTCCTCTCGGCTTTCATGAATCCACATGTAGCCGCCTGTCACCTTATTGATCATTTTAACCATGGCGACTACCTCCAAATTAGGCATGAGTTCTTGTCAGCTTATTGAAGACAGTGGTGTCAGCTACGAAACCGATCTCGATCTCAGCCCTGACAGCGAACATGTTGTTCTGCCACAGGGAAACCATGGCACCACTTGTACCGATCGGCAGGGTTGCCTGATTGCTGACGTCGATCTTGACGCCTTCTACTGTTCCATACATAGCTTTTGTCCAGTCACCAGCGAAACCGATAACATCAGGTGTGGAAGAAGTACCTGCCGCATATACTCCCTTGGAGTAGTAAGCGGGCTGTCCAAGAAGTCTCGGGATAGCACCCTCAGTTACGTTATTAATGAAAATAGGTCTGTCGTTCTTATCAAGAGCAGACAGCATCTCTCCTCTTGCCTGCGGAGACAGGGCGAAACCATTGATGTCACCATCGTGAGCGGCAATATCGATGTCTGCGGCAACAAGTGCATTGTAGATGCCACCGCCTGCCTGAGTTACATCGATAGACTGTGCAGTACATCCTGTCAGCACGTTAAAGCCGGATCCAGGTGCTGTACCGTTGAATACAGTAGTATCAAACTTCTTAGCAAGTGCTCCAGGGATTCTTGCAACGATTGCGTTGTACAGTGTCGAAAGATCTCTGGCAAACTCATCAGAGAACGGTACGATGACAGCCAGCTTATAAGGTGTCATTACTTTAGTATCCACACCAGGATTGGAAATAGGCTTGGCGGCAGTCTCTGCTACCCAGCCAGCCTCGGGATCGCTGGTGATTACGGGGATAGTCAGCCCACTTCCAGGAAGCTGTACCTGTGTTGCCAGCTGCATGATGGCAGATGCTTCCTGTGCTTTCTGAATAATGTCGGAAGATAACTCTGTTGGAAGAGTTAAATTAGTTCTGTTTGTGTTAATTCCACTCATGTTTATTCTCCTTATTTCGTGTTTGCGGCGAACCAGTCAGCAAAAATATCAGCGTTTGACCGTTCGCCCATTCTGGATGGTTCATAGTTCCCTACTGGGACTGCCTTGGATGCCGCCGCAAAGTCTTTTGCGAGTTCCTTGGCATCGGCCTCCCATTCTTCTGTGTTTTCGCCTCTCAGTCGGTCAGCATACTTGATGTCCAGTCCTGCCTTGAGGGCTATCCTCGTTTTCTCCAGGTCCGTCCTGTATTTGTTGCCCTCTGCAATCTGCTGGTCTTTGGCTTCAATCTGCTTCTGGGTCTCCGCAGCGGCATCTTCCAAAGCCTTAACCTTGTCTGTGAGTTCTTTGGTCAGTCCTTCGATGTCCTCCGGAGACTTCCAGCCTTCAAACTTCTTAGCCTCGGATTCTTTTGCCCGCTTTACCCTGTCAACGATGATTGAATCGAGCTGTTCCTGAGTTTCGATAACTTTAAATTCTGACATTGTATATCCTCCCAAATTTCTCGGTTTGGTATCCGTAAATTTATGCACTAAAAAAGCACCAGCAAGAGCCGATGCTTAATAGCTTACTGTTTGTTTTTTCCTTACTTTTGGCGTTTCCAGGCATATCCAGTGAGCCAGTATCACGCTGTCAAGAATGGAGACATCTGCCCCATCCAGAAGGGATTGGTACCCGAAGCCGCCGCCGCTGCCGATGGCCCTCTTTTCGCAGTTGGAAACAATCTGCATTACTGCTGACTGTTCCATGTGGACCAGCGTTGCCTGCGTGACTGCCTGCTCAAATACTGCGTTGGCCTTGATGACCTGTGCTACGGTCGGAATCACGGGTTTTCTGAGTTTTAGATTCTTCATGGCATCCTGCAGAAGTCCTGTGCCATTCTTTCCGTCAACAGCAACTTCACGGATGTCGGCCTTTTCAATAAAGTCGACAATCCATGAGATTCCAGCACGGATAGGTTTGCAGCCAACAGTTTCCACAAAGATTTTCTCCCCTGTCCTGCAGGCGATGGATAGTGACACGTTTTCACCATCATGCCCAAACTTAATACCGCAAAACAGCTTGCCTTCCAGTGCAGGAAGAGCATCAACCTGCAAGGCCTCCCATTCGTTTTTGGAGATGGCTGACCGCTGGTTATACTTTAGCCATAGCCCAAGTCGCTGGACATTGAAATCGGTGTCATCATCACCAATTTCTGACCGTATCGTCCTCTCTTTTAGAATGATTCCGAGAGACGGATTTGCTTCATACCACGCATCAACATCATGAGCGTCTGTCATGGCCTCCACTGACCACTCTGCCCAGCCCGCTTCGTATGTTCCGCCCTGCAGGACTCTGGTGCGGTACTTCGGAAAGACCGTTCCCGCACTGATCGCTGTCGGAGGCGTTCCAAACATGATTGTCTGAGGGTTCTTAGAATCAGATACAACGTATTTTAAGGCCGTTTCCTGCTCGGGGGTATATTCCTGTGCCTCATCAATGACAAGCAGGTCATAGCCCTCTCCAAGGCCGCCTGTGGAGGTCCTGGTGCGGAACTCGATAGCGCCGCCATTGGCACAGTAGAGATGTTCCTTGCCGAAAGCACGGAAAGATGAAACCACCTCTACCCCTGTCTTAACGCAGAGCCTGCTCAGTCGCTCCCAAATGGAATGCGATGTGCTTGCCCTGTGTGCGGTGTATAGGATTCGTTCGCCGTGTTTTAGCCCCCAAATACATCTTGCAAGAGCCATTTCCGACTTACCATTTCGCCTGGGGACGGAATAACCGAACTTCTGATGAACCCATAAGCCCTCGTCATTGACTGCCATGATGTCGTAAGTGAGCGCCGCCTGCCATTCCAAAGCATTGCTGTTGCTGGTGTTATAAAGCTCGATGGCTTCCTGCCCTTTTGTCGCCTCGTAAGGTAGAATCACGGACACCGTCGGAGATTGCCTGCCGACTCTGTCCATGTATTACTCCTTTCTGGTTGGGTCTCTTGTCCTGGCCTTCTCAAACAGATTCACTGGGATCACCTCCTGACTCTGGTCCATGTATTGGATCTCCAGTCTGTCTGGACATCCGTTCCTCGGTCCGATGTATATGTCAACCGGCATCCACAGCCGGGGTGCCTTTCGAAGACTCCGTTGTCTATCGCATCAGCATAGGACCAAGTTCCAGCCCGTGCCAGGCACCAGCTGCAGGTGTCCTTTCCGTCATGCAGTCCGACTCCGTCATATTCGCGTTCCACTACCACCTCAAGGCCTGCATATTCATGCTGTCTTGCATTGCTCTGTATAGCCTCATCAATGACATTCATGGAGTTATTGATGACCTGATTTCTGACCATGTCCTGATAGCCGTCTATGCCGCCTTTTGCGGCGATCTCTTTTGCCAGCCCCGCGGCCCTATCTGAATTGAAGGCGGGAACCACTGGCTTTAATCCGACTTTTGTCTGCCTGTTTATCTGCCGCTGTACGTTTTCAATACAGGCGGCAAGATAGTCGTGATTGGTGCGGAGTGCATGCGGTACCAGTTCAATCAGGTCCGCCTCCGTCAGTGTTCCAACCTCTTCCAGGTTATTGATCAAGACATCTGCAATGGCTTTGCCGGAATAATCTGCCAGCTTCGTGGCATCCTTGTAGGTGGATTTGCCAAGAGCGACCTTATCACGCCATGCTTTGAACTTATCCGTCTTCCCGGCAAACTCCCGGTCAATCTTTCTCTTGATTCCTTCCAGATCCATATCAAATACCTGTCATGTCTCGGATTTTTTCCTCGTCCAGATAGCCAGGAACGGCCTGATTGATTTTGATAGCACCGTCTCCTATGATGCTCAAGGTCGAGTTGTCCGGCTCAAATATCGGTTCCCATTTGATGGTTGTTTCCGCTACCTGGTTCCGCAGATACGGGAAGTCATCCCGGACACAGGCGGCAAGATATCCAGTGTTGATAAGTCCAACCCCAAAAGTCCGCTGTGCTTTTCGTGCGATCAGCCGCAGCGTTTCATGACTGGACTTGATTGCTTCCGCACTGCTGGGATTCTGGCTCGGAAAACCAAGGTCATCAAGGGTCAGCCCTGTTTCCCCTGCAAACAATCCTGCAAACATCCGGAGCTGTTCAACATGTGGGCTCATGGTCTGCTGTTGGAACTGTCCGACCACTGGCCTGTCTCCGTCCTCATCCTTGTCGATACGGAGCATCTTCGAGATAGCCATTCTCCAGGAATCAGCCTCGGCCTGCTCGTCCATTCCAAGAACGTACTTCTGCGGAAAGCTGTAAAACTCTGCGGAGATCTCTGACCGCTTAATGGTTCTTGCGGCTGAATCGACATAACTCATGCATGCCCGGCTGATGCGGCTATGCCCGAACGGCCTTTTTGCATCCGGCCTGTTGATGATCGGGACCAGAAGCGGATAAGGTGCGGAATTCGGCGTAGATGAAACAAGCTTGCCCCTTGTATACACATAGGTGTATTCGGAAGTATAATATGCCTCCGTAATAGGCTGTTCCATATCGTCATATTCCAATATCGCATAACCCTCCCGCAGCATAAACGTAGTCGGGTCAATGACTCCGGTGGCGTGTCTGCCGTCCACCACAGTCAGCCGGGGGAAGCCG